CTTTTGTTTTCTTTTTAGTAGCGTGAAAACCTTTACCTTCCGGCATATTCCTAGTGTTAGGTTTTTTTAGTTTTGTTACCTTTCTTTTCTTCTTAGTAGCTTTCGCTTGTTGTGCGTATTTAGTCATTGGTTTCTCCTTGTGGTTCTAAGTAAGACACGTCTACTCCGGCTAGTTTTAAAAGCTCGGAATCCGGCAGTCGTTCTAGTTGCTGGATCTTGTCTACATTTATATTAACTTGTGTTGCTTGTTCAGGTGCGAATAACCCATGTAGTTTACATAGGGAGTCGACCACGTTTTTTTCTTCTGTGGCGGTGGCCGATTTTCGGTGGGCTTCTAAATACATGGTAGTGGCTGTGTTTCTATCAAACTTCACCTCTTCGCGCATCTCCTCGCGTAAGTATTCTATGGCTTGATTAATTTTCGGTTTTTTAAAAACCTCGTACACGTGATCCATGTTGCGGTACCCTGCGGCACGACCAGCAGCTGCTTTGTTCAACCCTCTTAGGTGAAACAATACTAATCTTTCTTCCTGGACCGAAAGCTCGGATAGTTTTACTCCTGCATAAGGGAAATGAGATTGAAGTTCGACTCTATCTTCGTCTGTAACTTCCATTGGTTGGTCTGCGACTAAGCTCATGTTTGTAAATATACCTTATAACGTTTTATAAGGGAAATTTATAATAAAAATTTTTTTTGAAAAAGTAGTTCTATATCGCTCTTCCATTCCCCCTCCCCGCTGCCAGCGACCCACACCCTCCCCGAATCCGAATTTCAAACACTAATCCAGTTTCAATCAATTGGAACCTTGTCTCGAATAATACATGGTCACGGACAACACAAGGTTGTCTTTCCAAATAGTCTTGTAAGGTAGGTAAAAGGTTTATCTACTATAACTAGCTATATAGGAGATTATCATGGCTAATACAATAACTAAGTCTTTCGACACTAACACTGTCAAAGCAAACAAAGGCAGAGCTTTATCTGTCTCCAAGAACGGCAACCTTAACATGGACGCTAAAGTAGCGAACCCAGCTTACGATGAGGACGCAAAGAAGAACACACCTGAGTCATACAAAATGACATCTATCAGGGACTGCTTCGACTTCTTCCTACTCAAAGAAGACGGTTCTGTATCGTTCAAACTTAAACCACATGTAAACCTAGCTGGCGGCACAGCAGTCACGGCGTTCGGTAGAGAGTGGACACCAAAGGATGAGGAGTAATCATGAGAATATCATATACTCTAGGTCGTATAACTAAGGGAGTAGCGAAAGCTGCTCTCCCTGTTGGCAAATGGGCAACCCAACAAGCAGCCAACATAACATCGGAATTCGTACGCGGTATGGCAGAACAACCTACTGTCATCGCCACAGACGAGTCCTACAAGAACGCAGTGCAAGACAACAGCATTGATAACGAAATAAAGCAGGAACTTAATCAAGAACCTGTTCAACCAGAACTACCAGGAATGGACACTGAACCACAAACAGTTCAGAACCAGTCATGAGTAGTCATTACCTACCAGAGTCCATATGGGCTCTGGTTGAACATTGGAGAGCATAATGAATATATCATTAGTACTTATTGATTACGCAGCAATTGCAGTAATCGTTTACATAGCGTTAACAGTCTTATCAAGAGCATTAATCTTTGGACTATACGCTTACTTCATTAGAGAATTTTTCAAGTCTGAGAAATCCTCAACATCATCGGTCAAGTCTGACCAATTCAATCCTAACTTAGATTTCTAAATTAGCCATCATAGGAGCCCTTCGGGGCTTCTTCTTTTTTTAAGAGCTACTATCATGCCTGCCTATTACTATCATCACGAGCGGATGCGAGTGTGCCTTGTGCATACAACATGCTTGACTTTGGTTCCTTGTGTTCCACGGACCTGCCCCGATGTGGAACCAGTTCATGGAACCACGACAATGCCTGTTCTTATGCCAAGGCGGCGGCGTTGGCCTGCCTGCGGTTCCACGGTTCCGCCAAGTTCAGCTACTGTGTTATTAGAGTCGACCACCGGCCTAGAATATATAACTTATAATGAATGTTATTTTTACGTGGAACCACGGAACCATATCCTATATCCCGCATTCTTATCGCCCTGGTTGCGTTCCACATGTAGTGGAACCAAGTGGAACCAAACGGAACCGGCCCAGCAGCCTGCAGCATATAAAATGCTGCTTCCATATAGTTTATTGTAGGTCACATGTGGCTTACAGCGACAGCACGCAGTCGCACTAAAGTGCGTGTCGGTGTCTCCGAAACGACCACGGCCAGATGACAAGCTGGCCACTTAATTAATCCATAACCACAAGGAGGTAACTATGGGACTTGACGCATATGCTGGCTTTCAAGAGCCAAAACAAAAACGTGATGACAATGTTGTAGAACTAAATGACAACATCGGTGCACAACAAGAGCACGGATTCTACTGGCGTAAACACGCTAGACTTCAGCAGTACATGATGGAGTTGTACGACAAGAAGAACGGCGGCCCGGCTCGGGGTGAACGACAGGGGATGATGGACTCATTCAATGGCGGAGACTTACTCGTGTTAGATCGAATTGACATCGAAGAACTACAACTCTTGATTGAAGATGATCGACTACCTTTCTGTCCAGATGGTTTCTTTTGGGGACATCAGTTCCAAGAAGAATCGTGCAAAGAGTACAAACAGCAAGACTTAGAGTTTTGCGAGAAGGCTCTGGCTTGGATAGACGAAGGTAAAACAGTTTGGTACGACTGTTCATGGTAAAGGAGGAACTATGATTAAAGACTATTTTAGATCGGTACTAATGGGTACGGGCGTTCTGTTCGTGCTCTTCGGTATCGCAACGAGTATTCAATACTCACTCATACTACTCGGTGTCGGGGTCGGCATCGGTTCAATATTGTATTTACTATGGAGGTTATTATGAATGCAAATATAGTTAGTGCGCTGACAACAGCGCTCTGGATATTAATAGAACTTATACAGTTCGGTTACATGGCTTATCTAGCTTGGAGGAATAAAGATGTTGCTTATAGGAATACTGTCGGCGCTGGGTCTGTTAATCCTAGCACTTAAAGCGGGCGGCAAGAAGGCTATCGGTCACGATATCTTTGTTGACGTTCTAATCACAGTCACATTAATGGTGTGCTTTTATGGCACATTCAGCGGTATGACTGCAGCAATGATGGGCGGTTTGTCTGCGTCTGTTGTCTTATTCATTATGAAAAAGACGATGGTGCACGAGAAACTGACTGTCGAAAAGGGCGAACGGGTTGTAATGACTACACCTGTTCAAATTAAAATACCTACAGTCAAAACTAAGTGGAAGACTGTAGAACCAGAATGGAGGAGTTAATATTATGCAAACCATTAATCCACAATCACTTATAAGCGAATTGAAAGACGCCGTTAAAGCTGGCTATCCAGCTATGGTCTGGGGTGGCCCAGGTATCGGTAAGTCTGACATACCCGCACAAGTAGCCGCCGAAATGAATATGAACATTATTGATTTTCGTGCAAACTTATTTGACCCAGTAGATGTCAGAGGTATACCGTATCTAGCGCAAGCTAATGCAGAATCTACCAAGTACACGTCATGGGCTGTACCCGATGTGTTTCCTATCGCAGAACGCGACGGCGACAGAGGTATCTTGTTTATCGACGAGTTACCAACCGCACCACCAGCAACGCAGAATGCGTTCTTGCAATTATTGCTAAACCGTAAATTGGGTGATTATGAGCTCCCAGCAGGCTGGGCAATACTATGTGCTGGTAATAGACTAACTGACGCAGCAGCTGTATATCAGATGCCATCACCAGTTAGAAACAGACTAGCTCACTACGAACTAGAACCAACGTTGGACGATTGGATTCAATGGGCTCACCAAAATGATATCGACACAGATCTCATTTCGTTTATCCAATACAGACCTGGACTTCTGTCCAATTTTGATGCGGATGAGTACGCTTTCCCAACACCACGTGCGTGGTCAATGGTTAGCAAGAAGCTATCAAGAGCGAACACCGACCCAGAACGATTGTTCTACGGCGTAGCTTCGTTGGTTGGCGATGGTCCAGCTAGTGAGTTTGTAGCCTTTAGAGATATTGCAAGCAGACTACCTGATATTGATGTGCTTATCAAAGACCCATCGAAATACAAGCGTGACGATAACCCAGCGTTATTGTATGCCTTGGCTAATGCAGTTGCAGCTAGAGCTGCCAACGACACAATGGACAACATTATGAAACTAGCAGCTAAACTAGTTGTCGAGTATCAAGTTGTTCTAGTAAAGGGCTGTCTTGCAAGAGACAAAGAGCTCAGACAGCATCCAGCTATTCGTAACTGGATCACTAAAAATGCTAACGTTATACTATAGGAGGATTTATGAAAACAGTTAGATTATCGAGTAATTTAAGATATGACATTCAAAGGGCAGCAGAAACTAAATTTAACAAAGCTAACCCTAAGAAAGACTACCCCAGCGACGGTATGCAGTTGTTTATAGACGAAGGCTATCAACTAAAGATAGACAAGACTGTTAAACACTTCAAAGACGTATGGGGTTTTGATATGCCCACAACAAACGCAAGAGAGCTAGTTATATCTAGTTCTCATTACGTTGTGGATGAAGACGGCGACGAAGAAGAACGTGACAAGTCTTATACTTTGACACTACCTGATATACCTGTACCTAACACTTTGTTACGGTATGGTGATTCAATGCGTGTCCAAGTAGAACCTGACAACGCAACGTTCTTGGCTTGTGTCGAGATCGAAATGTACAATTCTAAGTTATCTGACAACTTATACAGTTACAGAACTAACATTAGACAAGTACTAGATCGTTTTACTACTCTTAACCAGCTGATTAAAGCTGCACCTTATATGAAGGATCTTGTGCCGCAAGAAAGACTGCAAAAAATGCACGAAGTAGATGACCGCTCTGGTCGTCGTGCACAACAAGCAGAGCTAGCGGATAGCGAGTTATCTGAATTACGAGAAGTGCTGCTTGAAGACGCATTACTTGGAGACGACTAATGAATCCATTATTCGTAAAAGCTAGATCAAGACTAATCCTTGACAATCCATTCTTTGGCACACTGTGTCTTCGACTCAAAGCTGTTGAGTTCGAGGAAGAAACAGGTGCAACGGATGGTGTCCATTTGTTTTACAACCCTAAGTGGTTCGAGAAACTTACGGACATGGAAAGGATTGGTTTCTTGGCTCACGAAGTTATGCACGTTGTGTTTCTACATATTACACGTAGAGACAACCGACACGCGACCAAGTGGAACGTAGCTTGTGACTATGCAATTAACAATTACCTAGTCGCAGAAGGTTTTATTTTGCCAAAAGGCGGTCTTGTGGATGCGCAGTACAATGATATGACTGCGGAAGCTATCTACAATATGTTACCCGAACCCGACAAAGGTTGGGATAATGTATCAGTAGATTTTGGTAAATGCGGTGGAGTTATGGACCACCCTGGCACAGATGGCACAGCCGGTAAAACCGGCGCCATCGAGGCTGGCCTGACTGTAGCAATACACCAGGCTGCCGAAGCGGCCAAAGCCCAAGGCAAGCTATCTGGTAACTTAGAATCTCTAGTATCTGATATTACCGATCCTAAAGTGGATTGGAAACAGGTACTAGCTAGGTTCTTACGTGCTAACAACAAGTCTGACTTTACATGGGTCAGACCTAACAGACGATTTATCGGTAGAGGCCTGTATCTACCTTCTTTACACAATCCTTGTCTAGAAGAGATTGTTATTGCAGTAGATACGTCTGGCTCTATTAGCGAAGAAGAACTAACTCAGTTCACAACAGAAACATCATACATCTTGCATGAGCTAGCACCTGAACGTGTGCAATTTATACAATGCGATGCAGAAATTAATGATGTAACTGAATACACACGCGAGTCGTTACCGCTAAAAGTGACGTACAAAGGCAGAGGAGGTACAGAATTTACACCAGTTCTAGACTACGTAAACCAAAACCACCCAAACACAGCTGCCCTTGTATACTTAACTGACCTAGAATGCGGAGATTTTGGCGATCAGCCATCTTATCCAGTGTTGTGGGTTTCAACTCAAAATCACGACGCCCCATACGGCGAAGTGATTCACATGCAATAACACGGAGGTTATTATGGCATCAGTAAGAATGACTAAAGAGCTAAAAGCTCAACTAACGGACGCGTATCGTAAGCAGTGCCAAACTGCTTACAACACGGAGTTCAACGTAGAAGATACGGTAAATGAAATTGTAGAGGCTATTCAAAACTCAAACGCAAAGGATTTTGCTATGTTGGTAGAAACAGCTGAAAACTTTGAAAAGCTCATGAGAGCTCATTCTGATAAGTATCAGCATTTACAAAAGAACTCTGGTTATAGACATATAACTGGTTCTATTAACAATATGCAACAAGGCTATAACGAGAAAGTAGAAGAATGTAATCCTCTTAAAAAGACTACTAAACTATTTCTTGTTTGTAACAAAGGACGAATGCCTTCAGACAACCTAAAACCAATACAAGGTTGGCATACTACTTACACTGACAAGTGGAACAACACCCAAGAACACGCATCAAAGACTTATGTAGACGGTGATGTCTTGTTTATCCATGACTTTGGTGAAAACCCGGTATATCTACCTTATTACACAAGCGGCGAAGAACAGAATTACCACGCAAAAGAGGATTATTCACCTTCGGCATCTTTGGCTGTTCTGATATCAGACCCAGCTATGTGTGATAAACTAGAATCTATACCTATGGCAAAGCAGAAAGTAAGCGACATGGTTAAGAAGTTTGAAGACTTTGTAGAACCACAAACAACTCTTAAAAAATTCTTAGACGAATTTCCTGGCGGTAAATCATTAGTACCAAGCTCAAAGCTACAAGCTATGGCTGCACCAGCTGTTAAGAGACAGGTAAAAGCTAAAGTAACTGCTAATGACTTATTGACACCTGACTTAAAACAAGAGTTTAATGAGGTTATGCTAGAATCTACATTATTGGGGGATAACTAATGCAAGCAGAACAAACAATATGGCAATACAATCCAGAATATTCGTATGAAGCTAATATGAATAGCTGGAGAGACGCAGCTAATTTTGAACGTAAGCAATACCAAGAGGCGTTGCTTACTGAAGAACAAGCTGAAATGAAATTCCAAGAATATTATCCAAGGAGTGATTATGAGTGCGATTAAGAATTATATGTTTGACGTTGGTGAATATGCTGCAACAAACGGCATAAAAGCTGCTATGAGCAAGTTCATAGAAACAGAAGACAACGTTAAGTCATGTATTATATTTTCCTTTGCTTTTGACGGCGATTGGGAACAGTTTATTGCTGAAGGTAATTGGGAGCCGCCAGCAGTCCACTAACATGCCAAGGAGTGGCATTAGTATAGCCCAAGTTTCGGTGTCCCGTCTTGGGCTATGCGTCTTTAGTTTACGATACGTAAACCCAGATTTCTAGCGTACCAGATGCAACGTCGCCTGCTGGAGCTACTTCACAGATGATATCAATTGTATCGTCTGCAGCGTAGTTCACAGGAGCTAAGTCAGCGTCTGAATGATCTGCTGTACCACCTTGTCCGCATGTAGATGCTCCAATGTACTTATCAGTATCACTGCCATCACCAACACCCCAAACAAGACCTGTACCAGTATCTAAATCACTAGATTTAATCTTTACATCGTGTACTGTTTCACCAGCAAAAACGTCTACCATCTTAAAGACGTCAGCTGCATTTGGTGCTGCAGTTAATGTAATTTTAGAATATCTAACACCTAAAGCTCCACTTGGGAAAGGTTTAAATGATTGATTTCCAGCTACCATGTCACTTGTAAAAGTTGCCATAATATATCTCCATTTGTGTTATCACCCATTATTAGGTAATATCTATAGTCATAAAGACAAAAAGGATGTTTGTCAAATTTAATTAAGGAGTAATTAAATGCCCCCATCACATGTATATGTAAAACGAAACCCGTTGCACCCTTATACATACAATAACCCCGACGATTTACCATTTATTCAATGGAAATATGTCCGCATATCCGTTGCTTACACTATGTATACCAGTAAGCAAATAGGTTGGGAACGTGCAAAGCGTTCAGAATACGAAAAATGGTGTACAGCAATGATTAAGTTCAAGGAGGAACTATGAACAACCAAGATTTTATCGAACAAATATATGAAATTGCATTTGGAGATAACGCAATTAATAGAGATTTTTCTAAACAAGAAG